ATTAGTCACTTGTCTTGCTTCTTCTTTCTCGTCTTTTTGTAAATCTTTTTTCTGTTTCTGAAGAGCCATTAGCTTTTCAGTTGTATCACCTATGTTCTTTATTGTTTGAGAAAGTACTTCAAACGCTCTTGGATGTTCGGATTCTCTTGCTAATTCTGCAAGTACGTCCATTGACCTTGTTCCTGTATATATTAAGTCTTTATAAGTTTTACGTGAAAACTCATAATCATCTTTTACATCTTTGTCTATTTTTATAGGTCTATTATTTTTAACTGTTGGTAAATTTTTTTCTAGACTTTGTACCATTTTTTCTTTCTTATCCATTATCCACCTTCAGTCTTAGTTGTTGTCACTGTGAAACTTGATTCAGTATCTGTATTACCTATTGTAAAATCAATTTCTTCAAATGTTCTACCTACGTTATCTTTCTCATGGAAATCAATATTAATTTCACGTATAATTTTTGAATCCCCTGTAGGTCCAAAAAACTTCATCTTCATTGTAAAGTCTAGTTGATATATAAGTACTCTTCTTTCTGTAAAGTCTCCTTCGTATTGGTCATCTATTGCAACACTACCTAAAATAACAGAAACATCTTGCTTATAATTAAATCCAGATACTGGAGTTATAGTGACGTTATATTCTGGTTGAAAGTATGGTAATATTTGTTCTACTATTTGTAAACCATCATCTTGATTTTTAGTCATAATATATAATGACATACCAATATCGTAAGCTGTATAATGTTTAATTGTTTTCTTTTTAGTTATATCTGAACCATGTGTTTCAGCAATAACATTTCTTTTTGCAACTTTTTGTGTTTGGTCTAAAGTTAAACTTGTAATTTCAAATGCCATTCTTGGTAATTTAATACCCATTTGAGCATCAAAGCCAGCAGCAGAATCTATCCTAGCTAAATACTTTTCTTTAGGTCCATAAGCTAATGGTACTCTTACTTGATTTATAATACTTCCATCAGATTTTTTTCTTACAACTTGCAAGTTATTAAACAGTGTACCAAAAACAGCCACTGATTTTCTCATTGTTGCATGATAGAAATGGTCACCAAACATTAGTAAGTCTCCGATGGGTCGCCAAATGGATTAGATTCAGAGAAATCTATAAATCCATCTGCAGTTATTTCAAAGTCTACGTTTTGAGATTCTTCATCAGCAGCCCAAGATGTTCCACTTTGATTTGTGACATCGCTATAAACAGTAGCAATAGTACCTGTATAACCTGAAGTAAGTCCAGTTAATGTACCACCAACTGTAAATGTTTTAGGGTCAGTAGAACCAGTTGTACCTATATTAGATATCCATAGTTTACTTAAAATGTCAGATGGTTTTTGTCTTTGTTGAACTTCACCAAATACTTTTACTGCTGGTGTATCACCAACTGCTGCAGTTAAGGTTTGTTCTACTATTTCGCCTACTGTAAAATGATTACCACCAGCAATTGTGACATCTACTGGTAATTGATATGCAGCTTTTGCAGTTGCAGTATCTATTGACTCTACTCCAGTTTCAAAATCTTCATCATTATATTCAAATAATGAACATTCGAGTTTATAAACTGGTAAATTGGATAATTGATAAAATGGTTGTTCATCTTCTACAAAATTAATTTCAAAGAATGAATTTGTCATTGGTAAAAATACTAAATCACCTTCCATAGGTTTAGGATTTTCTACCTGTGATGAGAATGGTCCAACTCTATCATCCCATCTTCTTCTTGATACTATAAATGTTGCAGTATCTTTTATTTGTAAACCAAATTTAGAATATAAATCGCCTTCACCTTCAAATCCTTCTGTATTTTCAATATACATTTCCATAAGGAATGCATCATCAAATGTTGAAGCAGGGTCTTCATTTAAAATGCTGTCTCTATTTACGATTGTACGCGGAATGTAATAGACATCTTGTCCATATATTCCTAATGATTCTATTATCAGGTCTTCGTAAAGATTCTGTTCAGATTTTACGGCCTGAGAAAAGTATACGTTTCTCGGCATTGGTTATCCTGTCATGAAGTCGATTGGTTGTTCCCAATTCAATCTTGCTTCTTCCTCTAATCTTGTAATTTCTTCGTTTGCGTCGTCAAATAATTGACGTCCATTAAATGTCACTCCACCTGGCATTACCATACCTTCAAACTTTAATAAGTTAGTTCCCCATTGTCTTTTGATTAATGCTGTTGCATATCTTTTTAAGAAGTAATCGTTATATACATCTGTAAAAGTATCTGGGTCTATAATCCTATAACATTCAACTACGAGATAATCATCTTTATCAACTTCTTCGTCCCAGTCCATAAAAATATCTAATCTGTTTTTATGTCTATCAAAGTTAATTTGCTTATCATCAGAATCAACAACAACATCTAATAAAGATAAAAATTGTCGACTCATTACGTATTCAGTTAAATTACCCATAAAGCCGACTGAATGTATATCATTTAAATGTATTTGATATCTAATATCAAACATATCAGTTGATGTGACTGAATCTCTTATAGGCATAACTCTTACAACATCAGTGATTGCATCATTTAATGCAATATAACCATTTTCGATATCGCCCTTAGTAATTGATTGAATAACTGCAGTTGCTCCTGTATTTCCACCAGTAATAGTTTCATTTGCTGAAAAAGCTACATTAGTATCATCTAATTGATTATATGTTATTGTACTTCCAGATGCTGTTTTAATAACAGCCTTTGCTCCAGAAGTTCCACCAGTAATTGTTTCTCCTACTTGAAAATTACCAGCTACAGAACCAGTTAATGTTAAAGATGAATTAGTGACTTTATGTTTTAAATAAAATTTTTCAATAGAATCTGCATGATAGAATTGATAAAATTGTAAAGCTTCATCTACTCTATCATCTAATTGGTCTTCATCAACATTGATTTCAATTACAGGCGCGCCTAAACTTCTTAAGCAATAATCTAAAAATGTTTGTCTTGAGTTTGGTTTTGCCATATTTAATTCCTATTATATTCTATTTATAATAGTTAACCTTCTAAATTGTGCTAATCTTCTGTTTATTCCTTTGGATATCTTTCTTTAATTTCTTTAATTAATGCAACAAAAGAACTTGTTTCTTCTGTAAGGTTACCATTTACAATATCATGATATAAAGCATCTAATTGAGCTCCAATTTTTGGATATTCAGCTTTTCTTTCTTTTAAAGGTTGATTTTGATTATATTTATTAAGTAAACTTACCTTTGCAGCAGCAATATCGTCATCTGAAGGCATATCAACTCCTTCAGGTAAAATAATCTGCCCACCAATATTATTGGCAGCAATATCAAATTCTTCTTTAAGTACTTCAACTAATTCTAAGTCGTCAACTGTTTCAGGCCTAATAATAGCCTCTAATCTTTTATTCGTCATGTCGCATATCCCCAACAATACATATGATGATAATGTGTTCCTCCGGAGTGTCCGTGTCCTAGTCTGGCATAAATGTTATTATTACTATTTACTGCAATTATTGCTCCTGGGTACCAGGCACCATAATAAAGCATATCACCATTTTCTGATGCATCACCATCATGCATAAATACAGCAGAACCCCATTGAACATTGCCAGAGGTCGTAAATGACCAACCAGTGACGGCCGATGGAGACCCCGGACCCCAATGGTCTGATGCATGGTCACCTTGACCAACCGTACCTGTGCTATAACCACCAATATGATAATAATAAGTAACATATATTGCTTTTACATTGGAAGGTAATGAGTTACCGTTTGCATTTGTCCATCCACCATTTACATTAAAGTTTGTTGTAGTAGTACCTGTTGTTGCTGCATACCAATGTGATGGAGTTGTAAACCATCTCCATTGAACAGATTTTCCTGCATCATTATGTTGCAAATTGGAGTTCATGAACTTTCTTTCACCTGTAAAACTTATTTCTTCTCTTTTTGTCCATGTTCCAGACTGACCAGTTCTTAAATTATATGGTTCTGCTAATCCATCATAATAAATATCTAATCCCCAACCACCAGCATTTGAACCAGTTGAAGATGAACCAGAACTATTTGCAGTATCAACCATATAAAGATGAGCTTCACCATCATTATCACAAGCAATTACTTGTCCGTGGTTTTCACCACTTGTATAGCTTCTTACCATTAAATCAACTCTATCTAAACCCGAGCCATTAGGAATAAATGTCGTTTCACTTCCATCACTATTAATTGCTAATCTTCTTGTACTTGTGTTACCAGTATTTGAAACTTTAAAGAGTTTATCTCCGTCTCTATCACCTTGCCAAACTATAAACGAATCATGAACGTTCTCTGAAGAACCAGTCCCACCATCGGTATTTAATACTAAGAATACTCCTCCAGCAGAAGATATGGTTGGCCAGTATCTATTTAATACAGTTGTGCCAGAACCAGAAGATGAATATCCTTTAGAAGGATAATCTGAAGCATATATTTTACCGTATGCAGTTGAGGATTGTGTTAAGAATTGTATTTCTTGGTCACCATCAATAACTATATTTCCTCCATTTACATTTACATTACCAGAAGCATCTATCGTCATGCGCCTTGCTTCGCCAGTTTTGAGCACCACCACAGAACCATTAAGTTCTAATGGTATATTAGCATTACCAGCATCATTATAAGCATTTATTTTAAATCCAGTTGTTTCTGTTGTTCCTGTTTGAAAACCTAAATTTACATTTGTTGCAGTTTTTACTTGTAGTTTTGCAGTAGAAAAATTACTAACTGTACCTATCCCGACATTTCCTGAACCAGATTTAATAAACATATGAGGAGAACTAATACCTTCTGCAACATCAGCTGCTGTATTACCTAAATATATTCCACTATATTGGTCACTTGAAGAAAAATCTCTTAAGCCTATATGAATGGACTCTCCATAATCTCCTACACCTGCACCTGCATATTGTTTATATCCTATAAATGCAGTTACACCATTATCTGTAAATAGATTACCCTGCATTATTCCAGTATTAGTTCCAGTAGTTCTAAATTCAATATATTGGTCTCCATCATGGTCTAACAATATCATGGTATCGGCATTAGCAGACCCTATAGTACTAGGTGCAGTGCGTTGTAAATGAAGTAATTTTTCAGGACCATCAGTTCCAATACCAACTAAACCATCTTTATGTGTCATAGTATTAATTTGGTCTGTAAAGAATTTTAATGTACTTGGGTTGGTTGGATCTCCATATTCACCACGTATATATGAATGATATTGGTGACCTGGAGAACCAAACATTAAATGACCTGCTGAGCCATTTGGTGTATACATTGAAATACCTACATCTCCACTGTTTTCAACAATTAAAGCATTATTTGCATAATCTGTGATACTACCTGCAGATGCTTTAAATACATGTAATTTTGTATCAGGAGAAGTTGTTCCTATTCCAATATCGCCTGAACTATCAATATAAAACCTGTCCCAAGAACCATTAGTACCAAAGTTTAATGCATTATTATTATGCTCGTATCTTATTCTTCCTGCTGCTGAATCTCCTGAGTCACTAAATAATATGGTTCCGTAGTTACTTGCACCTGACAATATTGATAGACCTGAATCACCTGAACCTTCAACAACCAATTCATCAGCTCCAGCATCTGCGGAAGCACCACTATCTGCTGATTTAACGTGAAGTTTACCTAGAGGTGATGTTTCTCCAATTCCAACGTCGCCTGAAGAGTCGATAATCATTCTACCTGAAACACCATTTGTTCTAAAACCTAAACTATTAGTACTATGATTATAAGCTATAACACCGACATCATTATCACCACTATCAGCAAATAAGATACCTCCTTCAGAAGAAGCTCCTGAACCTATAGTAATATAATTATTTCCACTATCATTTAATATGAGTTGAGATTCAACATTTGGTGTTCCACCATATCCTGAGCCAATTTCGATAAATTTATTAAAGTCCCATCTATCATTTGTGCCATCATATGTAATTGTAGCTGATGCTCCATCAACAGTAATACCTGCACCATCTGCTGCAGCTGCATTGGCTGCTCCTGTTGCTAACTGAATATTTAAATCGTCTACATTAACTGTTGTAGAATTAATTGTAGTTGTTGTTCCGTCGACTTGTAAATTACCAGCGATAACGACTGTTCCAGTATTGTCTCCTACTGCAGCCGGGTC